AACTATGCCGTTGTCATGAAAACGCTTGCCAACAGGGTGCAGCGCAAGCTACTCAAGCAATTCAGCAATAGTCGGATCAAAGATCAAACAACGTCAACACTTGGTAAGGTGAACAAGTACAATCAAGCCGGGACATACGGACCAATTGAAACGGGTCTCGGTTTAAACGTTACTCAGCTCATAGCAACCGAGGCGCTCAATCCGGCAATCAATGCGCTTGTTCTGGAAACTTCTCAATGGTCGGAAAAGTTGCGAGATGATGTGTTGAAGTTTTTCACGTCAAACACTTTGCGCGCAATGACGCTTGGAAAATCGCTTGATGATATCATTTCTGAATTTGATATGACAGCAATCAAGCGGAAAAACCACGCTAAATTTGTTGCGCGTAATCAGGTGGCGAATTTCAACGGATTGAGTACTAAAATACGTCACCAGAAACTAGGTATTACAACCGGGATTTGGGTTACTTCTCGGGATGAGCGGGTGCGAGATTGTCACCAAGTAAGGGATGGTAAAGAGTTTGACCTTGCTAAAGGGCTCCACAGTTCGTGTGACGGTGAATGGCTTTTTCCCGGAACAGATTATCAATGCAGATGCACATACCGCGCAATTCTTCCAGGTATAGAAGATGAAGTTTAACGACAAATTAGAATATGATCCGGGCACACGAACAGTTGTCTCGGTTCGGGACGGCATTCAAATTTATTTGGGTTCGGAAATCGGACAAGAGCCGGCACACAAGGTTTTCCATATTTACCGAGCGCCGGAAACTATCCGTCAATTCAATGACGCAATGATTGGTTTACCCATTACAGATGACCATGTGCCGATGGACGGACCGCCAGCGGATCGTGTTGGTGAGATACTTGATAGCGTTATTCTGGATGCCCTGGACCCGGAAACAAACACCACTTTAAAAGTGCAGAATAAAATAAAACTTGACAAAACGCTGAAAAACAGCGAATTATCATTAGGGTATAGTGCAGAATTGATACCGTGTGAGATATACGATTTCGAGCAAGTTGAAATCGTCCCGCATCATTTAGCAATTGTTGAAAGAGGCCGCTGTGGTCAAATGTGTTCATTCACTGATGGAGTAGAAATTATGAAGAAAAAATATGTAAATTTCCTGGATGCAGCAACCGGGGAAATTAACATGCAACAGGTCATGCAATTGGTTACGGACCTACCGGAAATCGTTAAAACGTTGCCGCTTAAAGAGTTGCAAAAACTCGTCCCTGCCTTGACCAAGGCCATGGAACTTGCTGCCGGGGAAATCGCAACTGAGGCCGGAATGGAAGCTGAAGAAGCGCCGGTTGTCGAGACTGAGGAAGCGCCTGTTGTCGAGACTGAAGACGAAGCAGACCCGGAAGCAGAGAAAAAAGAAATGGCAGACAGTATTAAATTTGCTGATGCCGTTAAAGCCGCCACTCGCAATTTTGCAACTGTCATGGCAAAAGCAAAAGACTTCCTCCCGGAAACTTATAAGTTTGCCGACAAGACAGCTTGTCAGATCATGGCTGATGCCGTGGCTACTCAGCATTCGGATAAGTTCACCGATGCCGAATTGTCAACTGCTTTCAAACTGCTGAAAAAAGTTACTAACTATCAATCATTCGGTGACAATCAGGCGAAGGGCTTGCTTGAAACCATAGGCGATAAGGAGATTTAAATACCATGCCTTTCACTCAAACTATTTTACTTGACGTTCAACCAGTCGATTCCGGGGAAATTTACGGAGTCAATAACACTCTCTTTTCTGCAACCGTTTTCGAAGATGGTCTTGTTGCCGGTCGCTTTGCGAAACTGGATACCGGATCAATCGATAACATGGATGCGTCCGTTGCGCCCGTTATCGCAGGTGTGGTCAAGCGCTCAATCAGTAATGCCATTGAAGATAATGGACTGTTTGACACTGACATCACCAACAAGATTGAATACCTCCGTTCTGGTCTTATCACTGTTGATGTAATCACAGGGATTACTCCTGCCGCTTTCGGTCCTGTCTTTGCTCACAATGTGGCTGATGCCAATGTCGGTAAAGCAACTACTACCGATGATGCAACCACCGAACCAACCAATGCCGAATTCATTCAGGAAGTTAAGACTGATGTTTGGCTCATTCGTCTAATCTAAAAGGAGAACAGACAAAATGAAATTGAAACAACTTTACAATCTGGCTTCCTTTCAAGCGTTCCTTGATTCGGGGAAGAAAACAGGTTTTGCTGACAGCGCCTCCGGCATTATTCTTGCCCGGAATTTGACTGCTGTCGATCCGAAAATTTTCGAGAAGAAATTCCCCGAGTTGACTTTTGTCAATTCCGGTATTCAGGTCAACAATGCCGGTGGGTATGCTCGCAGAATTCAATCCCTGCGCCTTATTGATCAGGGTGGATTCACAGATGCTGGTGACGATGCTGCGAACAAGGGTAAAATCTCTCTTGCTGGTGAAGATAGTTACCTCAAGGTATTCGTGAAGGAAGCCTTTTCAAAGTGGACCGATGATGAAATTGAGGAGGCCGCTTTGCAAAATATCAACTTGCCGCAAAGTCTGCTTTCCGCTCATAATCGCATCTATATGCGCATGGTTGACAGTATTGGCTTCCTTGGCCACAACGGACAAACTGGCCTTCTGAACAATGCCGGATTTGTGGCTACCGCTGCAACTGCACCTATCGCAACTGCAACTGCTCAAGAGCTTTACGATGACCTCTCAGGACTGATTATGGATCAATGGAACGCCGTCTATAATACTCCCGAGTATATGGCGAATCGTGTTGTCATGCCGACTGACGTTTACAATATGATCAGTTCCAAGATTCTCAACAGTGCTGCCGGTTCCGCAACGGTTCTTAAAGCACTGCAAGACAATTATCCCGGTGTTGTTTTTTCCGCAACCCCTCGCGCCGATAGTGTGGCGGGAACTTCCAAAACGGTCGCTTTCTCCACAAATGAGGAAGCAATGGTTATGCGTATCCCGATGCCTCTCACTATTGGAGAAATCGTCAAAATTGGATCGTTTGATTATCATGTTGACAGTAAATTCCGTATCGCCGGTCTTGATGTTCTTGACCCGCAGTCTGGACGGTATGTAACCGGCCTGTAATTTTTATTTGCTTTTATCCACAAAAGCGGTATCATGGTCTAAACAACTGTGATACCGCTTTTTTAATTTGGAGTTGCTGGCGTAAACGATGAAGTTGTCAATATACAATGGAGTTTCCCCACCAGCAACCCGCACAGCAGGAGTCAATATGTCAATACCATTTAACGCAGAATTCCATAGCAAGAGTAAAAATAAAGACGGTTCATGGCGATTAAAAAAAGGTGCCGATCTTGAGGCACTCGCAATTTACGAATCGTCGTTTGAGCAAGATGATCTTATCGGCGCTGATAATGACGATGTTTGCATGTATCAGAATACCAGTGGTGGACTGTTTGAAGTTTATGGGATGCGCTGGAACATAGACGAAATCAAAGAAGTCCCGGAAAACTTGGTTGATCAAAAGAAATTCATTTTTTGCGTTATGCTTGGTTGTTTGACTGAGGTTTAGGCATGGCACTCATTGACGATTTTAAAGACCGCTTTCCGACATTCGACACCACACTGATTGATGATAACTGGCAGTGGTTAGATGAGACATGGCCCTGTTTTTATGGTGGTGTTTATGGTCCGTCTACTTGCGAAAATCAGCGCATATTGCTTTTGCTCGCGCATTTGTTCACTGTCATGTTTATTAACGCAAAAACTGGACCGTCAACACTTACGTCATCCCGCACAGTGGGGAGCGTTTCAACTACCTCCGTTGTGATTACCGAAGGGTTAACGAACCAGCAAGCATTTTTAATGTCAACTAGCTATGGACAACAGTTCTTAATGATGATACAGTTCAGACACGGAGCATTTTTTGTTTAAAAGTTTATATGATTGGGTAGAAAGATGATCGATAAAGTAGAATATACTTTCTTATCAAAAGAACAAGAAGTAGTGGTCCGCTATCGAATGAAAATCTTATATACTTGCGAACCGCAAAAGAACGGATATTGGCTTTGTTACAAAAGAAAACACCTTATGCTGATTGACGGGTGTGGGTACGACCGTTTCACAGGAGTAAAATGGCAATTTATATCCATAGTTTGCAAACAGTCGAGGAAGTAAAGGACGCGCTGGAAATATTCCTGAAAAAATGTTCCGACACCGCATCCAATGTGATGATTGATGCCGGAATACCGGAAGAAAACATTGTTTCCCGCAGGGTAATTTCCGCAATTGATGAAGTGAGGTATTATGGACCCGCAAAGTTACCTCAAAAAAACCGCTGATTATCTGGCAAATTTGGAAAAAGCCAAGCGGTCACACATTGCTGTAGGCTTGCCAAAGGGTCAGGCGACAGCGCAAGTATACGGCGATGGTCAAACCGTTGTAGATATCGGCACATATCATGAATTTGGCCTCGGTGTTCCCCGCCGGTCATTCCTGGCCGATCCTTTCAAGCTGAAAAAAGTTACAATCAATAAGTATTTGCTTAAACTTTTCAAGGAAGTCTTCGAAAACGGCGCAGATGCCGAAATACAATTGGAAAAAGCCGGTGTACTCTTGCAGAATATTTCCAAAGAGGCTTTTGAAACCGCTGGTAATGGCCAGTGGAAACCGCTAACCGAGGAAACAATAGCCAATAAAACAGTTAATGGCAAAAAGGGGGATACCATTTTAATCGATACGGGCATACTGCGCGGGTCAATAACTTATGAGGTCAGATAAAAATGCTTCCTGATATGTCAGATGTTTTGGTAGAGTTTTCGCAAACGGTCACTCTGAAACGTGTCACTCAAACGATTGTTGATTTTCACCCTGTTGAAAGCGTAATTAATTTGACGATTGATGCAGTAGTGCAACCTGCCGACAAGGAAAAATTGAATCCCGATATCGTGGATTGGTCATTGCAATACGTTCTCGTTCATACAGTGGCAACTGTTCAGATAAACGATCAATTGATTCATAACGGTATCTTGTATCGGTCGGTCGGACCACTTGGCAATTACTCAGATTATGGTTTTCATGAAATAGTATTTGAGGAAATAAAATAATGACACCTGCCGAGCTCGTGGCCACATACACCAAACAGCTACTAGATTATGATGCCACTCTCATTGTTATCGGTCGAGAGAATTTCTATAAGCTGGATTCAGACCGGGACTATATTGTTGTTGATAGTGACCTTGCTATTCCAATCGGCTCAACAGATGAGTTCAATGGCGATACCGAAGAAACGGTTTTTGTCAAGCAAATGTCGGGTAATTTTACTCTTGACTTTTTCGGACCACTCGCCCGGACAAATGTGGTAAACTGGATGATACAGCACAAAGGACAACCTGCCTATGAGTTCCAAAGAGATTTGGGGATTGCTGTTTTTCAGGTTTCCGCTATCCGGGATTTGAAAAGTTTGGAAGGAAAAAAATATAATCATAGACAAAGGCTAGAATTTACGGTTCAATACAATGAAGTATTGACAATTGAAACATTGCGTATTGATACAGCACAAATTGACCTTATCGTTAATAATTAAACAGGAGTAGAACAAATGCCGAATATTTCAAACGTTGTTAACGTTGCGCTTATCCCCGAGGGCCAATTAGCCGCGCGGGATAACATGAACGTTTGCGCTATTTTAACCAGTGAGACGGGCTTTCTAAGCACTGCTAATCGTTATGGGCTTTATAGCGATGCTGCGAGCGTTGCCAATGATTTCGGAACAGCGAGCGCTGCAAACGATTTCGCCCAAACTTTCTTCAGCCAGGCACCGAACCCAATCAATGCCGGTGGATTACTGGTTATGGGTTTTTGGCGAGCTGCTGAAGAAACGTTACCAGCAACTGCCGCCGCTTTGACCGGAATACAACTGAGTGAGGCAACATTGATTCCGCAGTTACAGGCCATTGCGGACGGTTCTTTTGATATCGATATTGACGGAGCAACCGAAGTTATTACGGCGCTTGACTTCCGTACAGCAACCGATATAGCCGATGTGATAACTCTGCTCAATACCAAGTTGACCGGCGGAACCGCTTCCGAGGACGATCAAAAAATTGTCATTACCAGCGACACAACCGGCGCATTATCATTAATCGATTTCCTGGTTGCCGGTGCCGCCGGAACGTTTGTCGGCAATCTGTTGGGTCTTGCATCCGGTAGCGGCGCAAGTACTGTTCAGGGTGTGGCAATAACTGTCAACGCTCTTGAAACCAAGGAGGCGGCAATTACAGCGCTTTTTGCCCTTGTCAATTTCAAAGGCTTCATGTTCATCGACAATCCTACCGACCTCGAAAGCAAAGCACTAGCCGAATGGTCGCAAGCTAATAACGTATTGAGTTATGATGTCTTTGATAGCGTAGACAATCTGAACATTGACCCGACCAATGTAGTTTGGGATATTAAATTGTCTGGATTGACGAATTATCGTATGCTCTACAGTGCCGCTGGTAATCGCAAACTTGCCGCCGGTTATATGGCACGTGCACACGTTGTCAATTTCAATGCGGAAAATTCAGCGATAACCATGAACCTGAAAGAGGTCGTTGGGGTTGCTGCCGAAGATTACACTCAAACAGTAGTCACAAAAGCGAAAGCAGTCGGACTTGACCTGTATACCACTATTAAAAATGTCGCTGTTGTTCTGACTAGCGGGGCCAATGATTTTATGGATAATAGATATAATATCATTGCGTTCGTTGATGCATTGCAAACTGATATGTTTAATTTGCTGAAACAGACCGGGACTAAAATTCCGCAAACAGTCCGGGGAGTAAATCAGCTCATTGACCAGGCCGAAAAAACCACAAGGGGATTCGTCCGGGCCGGTGTCTTTGCTCCGGGTACATGGTCAAGCCCCGACCGCTTTGGTGACGAAAAAACTTTCAATCGA